TGCACGTGTCTGTTCGGGACGCGTAGCAGGAGGGGGTTGAAAAGCAACGCCTCGGCCCCAACCGCCTCAAGAACTCCACACGCATCGTTTGGAAGAATATTCTGGCTTCGGCCGAGCGCCTGCGGGCGGATTTCCACCATACGCTGCCCAACAACGAAGCCCGATTGAAAGACAAGGTGCGCACCTATGAGCGCGAGGGATTCATCTGCCTCGTCTCAAAGAAGTTCTGCAATGCGAACAAGACGAAGATCACACCCGAGGGCGGCCGACTGCTCGTCGCCCTGCGTCGCAGCCGCGTACCGGTCTATACCCTGCGCCAGATCTTCGACGAGTACAACCGGCGTGCCGAGCGCAAGGGGTGGAAGACGCTCGAATCGATGAACTCGGTCACCTCCTACCTGGAGCGGCCGGATGTAGCGCCGAAATGGTGGGCTGCGGTGTACGGAGAGCTCTCCGCCCGCCAGAAGTTCGACCGCAAGCAGCAGACGATTCTCCCCGGCGTGCGCGATGCGCTGTGGTATGGCGACGGTACGAAACTGAATCTCTACTACAAGGGGCGCGACAAGGATGGGAAACCGGTCAAGAAGACGGTCATGGTCTATGAGGTGATCGACGCATACAGCGAGATGATGCTCGGCTATTGTATCGGCGAGCGTGAGAATGCCGAATTGCAGCGCCGCGCCTTCCGCATGGCCATCGAAACGGCCGGCCACAAGCCCTTCGAGATCGTTACCGACAACCAGGGCGGACAGAAAACGACCGATTCGCTGAGTTTCATGTCGCGGATCTGCCGTATCAGCCGCACGACGGAACCGCACAGACCGCAGGCCAAGTCCATCGAATCGGTCTTCGGCCGGTTCCAGCGCGAAGTGCTGCATGGCGACTGGCGGTTTACGGGGCAGAATATTACGGCCACGAGTCGTGATTCCCGTCCGAACCTCGAGTTTGTCGAAGCCAACGCGGACGACCTCTACACATTCGAGGAGCTGTGTGCGGCCTATGCCGAATACCGCCAGCGATGGAATGACCTGCGTCATCCCGAATCGAAGATGAGCCGCCGGGAGATGTACCTGCGCTCGCAGAACCCCGAGGCCCCGGCCCTTTCGCAGTACGACTATATGGAGATGTTCTGGCGTGTTACGGAGCGCCCGAGCGAGTTCACCTCTTCGGGCATCGCCATTCAGGTCGAGGGACAACGGTACAGCTACGAGGTACTCGACGCCGAGGGGCATCCCGACATGGAGTTCCGCCGCTCGAACACCACACGCAAGTTCTTCGTCCGCTACGATCCGGATGACATGACGCGCGTATGGCTCTGCACAAAGCCGACCGTCGGCGGCCTGCGGATGGTAGTTCCGGCCGTCCCCTATGCGGTCGTTCACCGCGCCATCCAGGAGCAAACTCCCGAGGAGCAGGCCTTCCTGCGTAAAACGCTCGAAGCCAATAAACAAGAACGCGTTCGTCGTCAGATGGAGGGATACGAACTGGAGATTGCCCATGGGGTTGCCCCCGAACAGCACGGCTTGCGGACACCACGGCTTCAGGGCCTGTCGCGCCGGGCACAGGAGCAGCTGCTGGATCGATACGCCCGCGATATGACCTCCGAGAGCGGGATTTCGGATGAAACCTGCGAACCGATTGCCATCGGCCAGGTCGGGAAGCAGATAAGCAACATGACTTTCGATAAAGTATCATTATTAAACAAACTTTAAGATATGAAACTTACTAACGAACAGAAAGACGAGATCCGTCTTCTCCTTCAAAACTATGTGGCCCGGTATCCGAGCCAGAACAAGGCGGCGAACTCTTTGGTCGGGATCTCGGCCGGTACGCTATCGACGATTCTCAACGGCCGCTATGAGACGATCAGCGATGATATGTTCACCAAGCTCCGCGCCCAGATTGCCGGACAGCGGGGCGAAGACTGGCAACTCTCGCCGACAATGGTCTACCAGGAACTTTCGATGTTGCTGACCGATGCCCAGGAATACCAGAACGTCGCCTGGGCCGTCGCTCCGGCCGGGGCGGGTAAGACAACCACCATCCGCGACTTCGCCGCGCGCCATGAGAATGTCTTCGTGGTTTCCTGTTCGGAGGACATGCACCGCGGCGATTTCATCCGTGAAATGGCCCGGTCGGTCGGAGTGAATGTTTCGGACATGAGCCTTAAAGAGGCACTCGAGCGGGTCGTACGTCATCTGTTGACGCTTGATAAACCGTTACTCGTATTCGACGAAGGGGATAAGCTGGCAGATTCGATCTTTTACTACTTCATCACTATCTACAACCGACTGGAGAACTATTGCGGAATCATCTTCGTATCGACTCGCTATATCAAGCGGCGCATGGAGATCGGGTTGTCGTACAATAAGAAAGGCTATGATGAGATCCATTCGCGTATCTGTCGCAAGTTCGTGGAACTGACCCCGGCCACCTCCTACGAGGTTGCCGCCATCGCCCGGGCAAACGGTCTGACGGACGAGCGTGTTGTCAAAACGGTTGTGAAGGATGCCGCCACATGCGACTTCGACCTGCGCCGTGTCCGCCGCGAGATTCACAAACAGAAACGATTGGCCGCCATCGCCTCGAAATAATCTGTTCAAACACTTTTCAAATACCATCCGATCATGGGTAAATCACTCTCCGTATCACAGGCCTTGTCGATCCGTCGGTCCACGCTCCGTCTCGAAGGAGGATGGGGCAATTGCGTGGGCGAAATCGACCGTACCGGGGTCGTCTTTTTCTGGGGCAAGTCCGGTAACGGGAAAACCTCCGCCGTTCTATCGTTCGGCAAGGAGCTGGCCCGCTTTGGTCGCGTTCTTTACAATTCACTCGAGGAGGGTCTCTCCGTTTCGTTCCTGAACGCGCTGCGGCGTCATGCCATGCAGGACTGCGGCCGCCGGTTCCAGGTGGTAGCCGGAGAATCCATTGCAGATCTCGACGAACGGCTGTCGAAGCGCAAGTCTCCGGACTTCGTCATCATCGATTCATTCCAGTACACGCAACTTGACTACCGTCAGTACATCGCATTCAAGGAACGGCATCTGGACAAGATGCTCGTCTTCGTCAGCCATGCCGACGGAAAACAACCGGCAGGCCGGGCCGCGCGGTCGGTAATGTACGATGCCGGGCTGAAGATATGGGTCGAGGGATACAAAGCCTTTACGAACGGACGCTTCTTTGGGCCAACGGGAGAATATACGATCTGGCGCGAAAAAGCCGAGGAATACTGGGGAGACCCCAACAAACCGAAACCATTTTCAAAGAACGTAAAATAATGAAGATATACATCAGCGGTCGCATATCGGGCCGTCCGTTGGCACAGGTCAGGGAAGAGTTCGAGCAGGCTGAAATAAAATTGCGAAGATTCGGTTTTTTGCCGATAAATCCGATGAATAACGGTCTTCCGGCCGATGCCGCTTGGGAAGACCACATGGGACGAGACATCGCCATGCTGTTGCGTTGCCAGGCAATCTATATGCTGCCCGGCTGGCCAAGAAGTGAAGGGGCCACCCTTGAGTATCTGATTGCACGACAACGTCGAATGCGGATCTTCACGGCAGAATCGCCACTTGTAAAGACAGTAGAAAGAACTTTGTAAAACACGTCATACCATGAAAAACAAGCCGACCAGTTATGCCCGGTTTTATGCGCTTTTGCGGCAGATGCAAGGCGATCGGGAGCAGATCAAAGAAACGCTCATCCTACAATTTACAAAGGGGCGTACTACCTCTCTCCGGGAGATGCAGAAAGACGAGTATGAGGCGATGTGCAGAGCTATGGAGGCAGAGATCGAACATCCGGGTTTAAGTACCGAAGAGTTTCGTCGTGAACAGAAGCGGCTCCGCTCTGCGGTATTGCACCGGATGCAACGTCTCGGAGTCGACACCTCGGATTGGGATGTGGTCGATGCCTTCTGTTTGAGCAATCGAATTGCCAGAAAGGAGTTCGCCCGGCTTTCGCTCGCAGAACTCAGGGTGATGGTCTCAAAACTCGAAGCGATGGGACGAAAAGGATATTCCCGGCCCCGCAGAACAATGCTTCCCGTCATTGTTAAAACCAACCAATTGCCGAGCTAACCATGAAACCTGTAATTAAAACGATATCTGAAGTCAAAGATGCCAAGGAACATCTTGAAGACCAAATATCCTGCTTGCTGATGCAGTTCGAAAAAGATAACGGAATACATATCTCCGATTTAAGCATCTATCCGCGTGAAATCTACAATGAATAAGGGAAAATAACAGATCGTCAAATCGGAACCTCAATCGTTGTCAAATTATGACCAACCTTCCTTACCGCCAGGCAATGCTGATTAAACATACGGCATGGATGAACACTCGCTTGCTTACGCGGGGTCCTCGTCCGGAAGACGAGCGGTACGTGCCGCTCGCGGTGCGGATGCTTACGCTGGTCGGCTGCCTGAACTACGCGATGCTCGACCTGGAGGCCGAACTCACGGCGTCCGGCTTGTTCCACCATGAAACCAAACGCCGTTATACGCAGGCCCAGACTTTGGTCACGCAGGCTCACGGCATCGCGTGGTCGATGCTTCGCAAGATCGACGACCGGGCCGCCCGGCAGTACAACGACAAGACGGACGAGGCGTATCGGACCATCAGCGGCTGCATCCTGTTGGAGGCTCCTCAAAGGTCTTACAACATCGTGCTGTCGCTGTGTAGGATCATCAGCTCTCTCAACGGTCGGATTTCGGGCCGCTACGACTTCAACCCGGCCAAACCTCTTGTACGCATCCCG